TTGACCAAATGCCGTTGAATTTCCACCAGACCCACCAACAGCGGTGGAACTTCTTGAAGCACCACCGCCACCAATCGTAATTGAGTATGTCTGTGTAGATAAACTTACTGTTGAATCAATAAGCCCACCAGCGCCACCGCCGCCGTTAGCACCAGAACCGCTTCCGTGACCACCACCACCGCCACCGGCAACTAGGAGATAGTCTGCTGTTACGCTAAACCCAGACGGGACAACAAGTGAAGATGAAGAATTAAATGTATGATAACGATAATCGCCAGAAGTTGTAATTGTCCCCCCTGTTGGCAATCCAACAGCAGTTTTATTGACACCAGAAGATTGAGTAGAATCTGCATTGGTTACTTTAATTGTGACTGCACTTCCAGCAGTTACATTAGAATATACTGCACTAGGAACTGTAACTGTTGCACTAGTATCAGATGTTGCAGTAACATTGACATCCTCATCAATTGAGTCTGATGATTGTGTGAAGTTTACTGTGATTGTGTCTGAAAGGAAACCTTGGCCAGTAAGTGTTAGGGTTGTTTCAGCACCAGCATAAATTGTTCCAGTAACAGAATCAAGTCTTGTTTGTTCTGCCGCAATCTTTAACCATTGAGAACCATCATAATATTCCATAACGCCCAAGTCTGTATTGAATCTTTGAGCACCAGTGTATGAAGTACTTGGTCTTTGTGCGGTTGTTCCAGCAGGAAGTGTGAACTGTCCTGTAGAAGTGTTGTCTGAATCTGAAACCGAAGTTGCATCTACAGAGATGTTATCCAAATTAGATAATAGAACATCACCGTTTGCGTCTAAGAGTTCTGCAAGATTTTTATTTTTACTAGCCATTAGTTCTGATACCTTACCATAATTGGAAGTCCACTAGATGGTGCGAAAGTCATCGTCACCACTCCAGTAGATGAATTAACTGAATAGTCCGTAGTCGGCACCATCATAACACCGTTATAGTATACCCATGCACTGTTAGTATTAACACCAGCAGTTGTGAGTGTAAATGTAGTCGTAGAACCATCACCAGTGAAATTATCAATATTCCAATCTGGGCCTCTACGAACAATACCACGAACACCTAAATGTTTTACTTCAATTTCTGCAGCACTGTCTGGCGCAGAAGTGAATGTAAGAGTTGTTCCAGAAAGACTATAGTTAGTCGTTGCTTTCTGAACAATACCATCAACCATCACCAACAAAGTATTGACATTTGCTGGAGTTTCTGATAGTGTAAAATCTGTTGTCGAACCATCACCAGTTAAATTATCTGTAGTGAAGGTTTTCATCTGTTCTGTCAACTGAGTCGCACCAATCGAATTGTTTGGAGGAGTCATGTTGTAAGGGCCGATACCCTTATGAATTACATAGATAGATGCAGAAGATGAAACCGATTCCGAGAAGTTTAGAATTCTTGGACGGTTAGAACTGTCTTCATGGACTGAATATGCAACATCGGGTTCTTGACGAACATTGTCAAAAAGAACTTCAATATTACCAGCTTCACTGCCTGGAACATCAATGGTCAACTCAACCGCATTTGAATAAGTTCCGTGAGCACCAGTAACAGAACCGAAGTCACTTCCACTATAGTCCTCTTTAGGGAATGTAGTGGAGACTTGGTTTATAAATGGAACACCGATATATGCGTCTGACATTATTCTCTACCCCTTATGCAACATCTTCTAGAATTGAACATACTACATCACATGTTGATGCAGTTGCGTATACTCTAACTTGATCGTCACCGTTTAACACAACCTTCTGACCTGACACCACCTTCAAAGCACCGCCCGATGGGATTGGTGCATTTTTCACAATGTGATATGATGCAGTTCCAGATGAATCATACAACTGAACAGTAACCTGTACCGCAGATGCACCTGTATTTGCAACGTCAAGTTCAATCAGAATTGAGTTAACAGCAGAACCATTGTTTGCAGTATAGACAGTAGTTGGTGAAGAACTATTAGTACTCACACTTGTCGCAAATGCGTTTTTAAAATTGTTTGCCATTCTAACTTCTTCCTTTGTTTATATACTCTTATTTATAACGATTATCCTAGTGCAACACCAATTGCAATAGAAAATCCTTCAGTCGCCATAACACCACCAGTAGTAGGATGTGACATGCTGATTCCGTTTTCGTCTATTAATGCACCGTTCATATAAATATTTCTCCACTCTTTGCCACTCTCACCTAAATCATAAGTGTTTGTTGCATTGGGAACAATATTAGATGTTAAGTCTGCATTAAACGTAACACTATCTGTATCTGCATCACCAAGGGTAATATTACCATCAGCAGTTATATTTCCTGTTGCATGTAAATTACCAGTTACTTGGATACCGTTAGTATCTGTTGTAAGTTTTGTACTCGAACCATATTGTAGATTAACTCCACTTGTGGAATCAATGTTTAGATTACCAGTTCCATCATGTTTAATAATGGAATTTGAAGCATCATGGTATAGTTGCAAGTCATCACCTGTACCCATCTTAATGCGATAGGTAGATGCACTTGTTGAATCTTCAAAGTCAATTACGTTAGGTAGTAATACAGTAGACAAACCATTTTGCAATTCTTTGATTGCTTCCAATGTATCTGTTACTGAAACACCGTTTACAGTTGAGGGTAAGTTTGCAATATCACCAATATCAGTAGCAAGTTGATTAAACTCAACTCTCCACTCTTCAAAAGTAAAACTTGCTGGTGCGTTTCTATCTGCCATTATTTTTTATCCACTAATTGCAATAAGAGGTCTTTAATTTCGTGCATCTCGCACTTTAGATTATTTATGTCTCTTACTGCACTCCTAAGTTCATCCTTTGCTACCTTTGCATTACGAGAACGTGTAACTGCTGCTTCGTAAGCAGAAACATTTGTATTAACGATTGCACCCGATACTGTGTCACGGGCAAGGTCTGGATGTTCTTTTACTCTTAAATAATCTGTCATTTTATGTTGCCAGTGCGATTGCTCGCAAATCTTTCATACGAGGTGGTTCTGCACAGTTAGTTCCTTGCATTCTAATTTTAATTGCGAAAGAAATAAATTCAGGCAAGTTATTTGCACTGTATTCTCTTTCGATGAAATCATCAAAGTCTACAGATGAGTTGACATTACTATCTGGAGCACCAGTATCATTAAAGTATGTCCAACCAATTTCATCAAAATCAGATGCGTCATCAGAACGAAGTATCTTATACATTAATTGAATTTCTGCACTATCAAACTTAACCGCATCAACGAATACTTTCAATGATGTAGCAGGAGTTTTCAACTGTGCTTTACGAGTAATGTAAACTACTTCACCAGAATCACCTTCTGGTTCTGTTGGCAGAACATAATCTGCTGATGGATAAACATCTGAAGATGTATCAATATTATCTAATCTATTTGCAACTGTAACTAAAGTTTTTCTATCCAAATCAATAATTGGTGAAAGGTTCTCTACAGATGAAGTCATCGTAAAGATAAGTTCAAATGATTTGTTACCAGACAATTCGTTAGTTTCATTAACTTGAGAACAAACAATCTTAGGGTCTTCAAAGTAATAGTTATCCGTAATTGGAATCTGGTCTGCTTGAGACAGAGTTTGTTTTACGAAAGACTGTTGAGAACCACTTGGCGAAGTACCAGTTGTTGTTCTTGTTTTAGAAGATATTGATGTATTTGGATGTTCAATAACTGGAACAAGAGTTTGCATAGTATCAATCAATGCGTTCTCTGTTGCAGTAACAGTTTTACCACCACCAGTAATGTTTCCAGTTGCGCTAGCAGTAGTTGCAATTGTATATGAATCAATTTGAATATCTTGTAATGCAACGTGTGTCTTGTTAATTTCTGTAAGAGGGATACCACTTAACATGTAAAGTTCAACAACTGAAGAATTTGCATGAGCAGAATCTGTTCCTTCAACTGCACGAGTCAGAGAAGAAATGGTTGTTCCAGAAATAGTGCCCGAAATAACCTCACTACCAATCTTCACAAAACATGTTCCACTATTTGGGAAACCTGTATCTGTTGCAAGTGTTAATGAAGAAGCACCAGCTGCAAGTGCAGAATTTAGTGTTGTCTGTACACCAGAACTAACACCACTGATTGTCACATTATTAGATGTGTTATACATGTGATGGTCTGTGTGTGAAACTTTTACTTTATTCACACCAGTGAAAGTTCTAATTGGATTCTCTTTAAGGGTTTTAACTGGAAGAACATCATTGACTAATGTTACCGCCGCAGTCTTAGACGTATCGAAAGTTGCACGATATAAAGTAAACTTCAAGTCCTCTAAGTCATATGCAGTCCATGTAGTATTGTTCTGTGATTTAAATAGAACACCAAGATATGGTTGTTCTGAAACCAAACGTGAACCACCTACATCAGTTTCACCCATTCGTGAAATCCATGCAAAGTATTTTTGTGAGTCAGTAAACAACACGATACAATATTCAACACCATCTTTAACATAGACAGGTTCGTCAAATACTACTGTAGTTGGAACTGAAGCATCATCAGAAATTGAAACTTCTGAAGGTTCAAGTGTTTTAGAACCAAATGGTAATACCTTAGTTGTAGGATAACCATTATCCATTTCTCTAATTTGAATAGTAACTGGAAGTGAAGGGTCTTT